TGATTGAAAAGTATCCAGAACTCAAATACAACAACGATGTACAGATGGGTGGCGTTGATCTGAAGGATAACTTCTATGCAATGTTTGATACAATGATTGATCCAATTGATCGTCGTTATTTGTCTGAAGACTATACGTTCTGCAGAAGGTGGCAAGCAATGGATGGTGAGATTTGGCTTGATCCTTCGATCTCTCTAAACCACTACGGTTCGTTTTGCTTCCGCGGTAATCCAGAAATGATCATCCAGTTTGATAAGCCAGTTGAAACTATGCCATCACCAGAAAAACAAAAAGAAGAATTGATGGAGATTGACGTAGCTAAACTGTAAATGAAGCTATCTGAAATTCAGGAAGAGTGGAAGGTTGATTCCAAGATCAATGAACTAGAGCTTGGAAGAGAGGCAGTAAAAGTAGCAACCCTTCACTCAAAGTATCTCACTCTCCTTTCCAATATTAAACTACAATTGAGGAAAGCAGAGAGTGATTATAATAACATGCGCCGTGTGAAATACAAGTACTACAGAGGTGAACTTTCAAGAGATGAACTTGAAAAATTAAACCTTGAACAGTATCTTGGTAATAAACCTCTAAAGAATGAAATGGATGAGTTTATGCTTTGCGATGAAGACTTGAATCTACTTACTGATAAGATTGAATACTATAAGACTGTTGTATTTACTCTTGAACAAATCCTTCGATCTTTGAATTCTAGAACATGGGATATTAAGTCAGCCATAGAGTGGAATAAGTTTACTAATGGTGCATTCTAAATGTCTGACATTACAATCTCCAATAAGGACTCAGTTTATCTAAAAGCACAGTGCGAGCCTTCAATTGCTCAAGAACTGCATTCTCATTTCTCGTTTGATGTTCCTGGTGCAAAGTTTCATCCTCTATTTAGGAATAAGGTCTGGGATGGCAAACTCCACCTATATTCAATGTTCACAAAAGAACTATATGTTGGTCTAAAACCTTACCTTGAACATTTTGCTGAAGTCAATCAATATAAAATTGACTATAGCAATTATATTGAAACAAGCGATGCTGCTTCGATTGAAGTAGTAAAAGAGTTTGTTGCAAGCCTCAAGCTAGCTTCACAAGGTAAAGTACTTGAAGTTAGAGACTATCAGATAGAAGCAATCCACAAAGCAATTACTGATGGCAGAAGGCTTTTACTATCACCAACTGGTTCTGGTAAGTCTCTAATCATTTATAGTCTAATTAGATGGCATGAGCAGTTTGGTAGAAAGCAGCTAATTATTGTTCCAACTACTTCTCTTGTCGAGCAACTTTATTCAGACTTTCAAGACTATTCTAGCATTAATGGTTGGAAGGCTTCTTACAATTGCTATAGAATCTACGGAACTGTAACAAAGCAAACAGAGATGCCAATTACAATCTCTACTTGGCAATCACTCCACCGTTTACCAAAAGCATACTTTAAAGATTTCAAGGTTGTGTATGGAGACGAGTGCCATTTGTTTAAAGCAAAGTCTTTAACTACGATCATGCATAAGTGTGTTAATAGTCCTTTTAGAGTAGGCACAACTGGAACTCTTGATGGAACAAAGACTCATAAATTAGTGCTAGAAGGTTTGTTTGGTCAAGTACACCGTACTACAACTACTAGAGAGTTGATGGATTCAAACAAGCTAGCAGACTTAAAAATATTTGCTATCATCTTGCAATATCCAGATCAAATTAGAAAAGACAATAAAACGTTCAAGTATAAAGAAGAACTAGACTTTATTGTTCAGCATACTCCAAGAAATAAATTTATTAGAAACTTAGCACTTGATCAAAAAGGTAATACTCTCGTTCTTTATCAATTGGTTGAGAAGCACGGTAAACTTCTTTATGATTTGTTTTGGGAAAAAGATACAAATAGACAAATCTTTTTTATCCACGGTGGCACCGATACTGAGCAGAGAGAAGAAGCTAGAAGGATTACAGAAGACCAAAACGATGCAATTATTATTGCTTCTTACGGAACGTTTTCAACTGGAATAAATATAAGAAATCTACACAACATTATATTTGCTTCTCCTTCTAAGTCTCGCATTCGTAATCTACAGTCAATTGGGAGAGGGTTAAGAATAGGTGATAGAAAGGTTAGTTGCAACCTTTATGACATTGGCGATGATATGTCATTTAAGACAAGGAAGAATTATACTCTCTACCACATGGTCGAACGAATAAAAATCTACGCAGACGAAGAGTTCGACTATAAAACTATAAAGGTTGACATTTAGTGGAGAAATTTTTTAAGTTCTTAAAGTTATCAAATGGTGAAGATATTATAGCAACAACTGATAGCAACTGTGAGAACTTTAAAGAGCAAAAGTCTATATTTGTGTATGATCCAGTTTTAATTAATACAATTAAATTAGCTCAAGGTCCATATATGGTGGAAACTTTCACTATGCAGCCGTGGATTAAGTTAGCTAAAGATGATATAATGGAGATTCCAACTGAAAGCATAGTTGTCGCTGTTGATATTGATGACAAGGTCGTGACTCAGTATGAGATGTTTCTAAATGAGTATAACAATCCCTCTCAGGAATTTAATCAAGTAGAAGGAGAGGAATTGGATAACCTTTATGATACTATAGAAAGTGAAGAAGAAATAAATGAAATCGTCAACGAGTTCAAAAAAGAAAGAACCATCCACTGAAACGCCAGCTCACTACGTTAACAATAAAGATTTTTTAGAAGCACTAATAAATCATAGAAATAATGTTAAGAAAGCTGTTAGTGAAGGAAAAGAAAAGCCAATTGTTCCAAACTATCTTGGCGAGTGCTTTCTAAAAATAGCAACACACTTATCCTATAAAGCAAACTTTATTAATTATTCATATCGTGATGATATGATATCAGATGGAATAGAAAATTGTTTGGTTGCAGCTGATAAATTTGATCCGGAAAAATCCTCTAATCCATTTGCCTATTACACTCAAATCACATACTTTGCTTTTGTAAGAAGAATACAAAAGGAAAAGAAGCAACAAGCTACAAAGTATAAGATGTTAGAGAATGTAGATCTTGATCAGCTGTTACTTCACTCTGATGGTAATGAAGAGTACGTAACTCAAATCATTGACTTAATGCAAAAACAATTGGATACTATTGAACCTGGACGGAAGGAAATTAAATGAGTAAACTTAAAGTAGCTGAAATCTTCTACTCTATCCAAGGAGAGGGAAGATTCATGGGTGTTCCAAGCATATTCCTTCGAACCTTTGGTTGCAATTTCACTTGTAGTGGATTTGGTATGCCAAAGGGTGAAAAGAGTATGGAAGCAGAAAGTATAGCAGCTCAAGTAGAGTTCGTTAAAGAATACAAAGACTTGCCTTTAGTTTCTACTGGGTGTGACTCTTATGCAAGTTGGCATCCAAAGTTTAAACATTTGTCACCAGTTTTAACTATTGAAGCAGTTAACGAACGAATAAAAGAGTTACTACCAAACAACACTTGGGGTGATGTTCATTTGGTGATCACAGGTGGTGAACCACTGCTAGGGTGGCAAAAATCTTATCCAGATCTTTTTCTTTCCAATCCAGACCTTCAAGATATTACATTTGAGACAAATGGTACTCAAGAAATCTCTTCAGACTTTGGTAAAGCTCTAGACAATTGGACTCTTGATAGACAGCTATGGGATGCGTTAACATTTTCTGTTTCACCTAAACTTTCTGTCAGTGGTGAGAAATGGGAAGATGCAATCAAACCAGAAATTGTTAGAAGTTATGAACAATATGGCTATACTTACTTGAAGTTTGTTGTAGCAAGTAAAGAAGATGTGGATGAAGCAGAAGAGGCAGTCAATGCTTACCGCAAAGCTGGATTTCACGGGCCAGTCTATATTATGCCTTGTGGTGGCGAAGAGACAATGTACAACATGAATAAGACACAAGTTGCAGAGCTTGCCTTAAAGAAAGGATGGAGGTATAGTGACAGACTACAAATTCCACTCTTCAAAAATGCTTGGGGTACGTAAATTGAAATATGGTTATGATACTTACCTTCGTGATATTACTACCCTCTATCAAAACATTAAGAATAGCGGTAAGCGATATGATATAATTATTGGAGTTCAGCGAGGTGGTTTAATTCCTGCTGTTCATCTAAGTAACCTTTTAGATGTTCCTATGCAAGTTTTGCAATGGAGTCATGCTAAAGGAAAGGTGAAAGAAGGTAGTAGTCCTCATCTTATTTGTAACAGAGACAAAAATGTATTATTGGTTGATGATATCCTTGATGTTGGCAACACTATTCATGAGATACACAATCATTACTGGAAAATGGATACAGCAGTTCTAATCCATAATGTTGAAAACAAATTCAACATAACTCCAGACTTTGCAGCATGGGTTATTAATAGATCTGAATTACCAGATTGGATTGACTATTGGTGGGAGAAAGAGACAAATAATGAGTAAGCATTTATCAGAAGTAATTAGAGAAAGAATTCTTGATAAAGGTAAAAGGTTCTGGGCAAGTGATAACATCTCGGAATTCATTGAAGAAGAAGAACTTCCTCAGCTTGTAGATGAGTTACAAGTAAAATTTCAAGGGGTCTTAGATTCTTTAATCATTGATACAAAGAATGATCCTAACAGCAGAGATACAG